ATACCCGCAGAAGATGCTCCTGCAACGTACCTCTATTGTGCCATTGGTCAGTACCGCATGCTTCTTAGAGCTGCACCGGAGATCCATCTCATCTCCCCGAGAATGCTATGGAGAAACGAGAGTTCTTGGTTGATGCCTGGTAGGAGTCGTCAAATGTGTCCGGCTCCCTACCGAGAGAATTGATCCCGATAATGCTGCAAGAACTACTCTTGGATCCTGCAAAGGAAAGAAGGATCGCCTCTATCTGGAACAAAGCTTCGTCGATCCAATCGAACCGATTGTCTCGATCGTATGTCCAGACCAACAAGTCTGCTTTCCTGGCAGTAGAGTCTAGTCCGAAGAATGCAGATGACTCCTGCCAGGAAAGGATGACGAACCGCCGCTCGGGCGGGGAGTCCGGTGCACCAGAAGCGTATAATGCCGATCCTGCCATCTCGGCTGAGCCACCGAATAGCCCAAGGTAACGCTCATCGGTTAGCAGTTTCTGGTATACGAACTCTCTGATTCCCATTATCGCAACCTGTCCAACATTCCGTCGACCTGTCTGAAAATGGAAGCCGAGAATCTACCCAGAGCCGGCCTCACAATGCTGTACTTTCCTGCCCAGCGGACTTCGAGCCAGACACCATAAGGCATTCCGTGCATCAAGTCCAGGAACCAGGAACTTGCCGACCTAGATGGTTTGGCACGCAAAGAATTCCTGGCATTCGAAGTTCTGTCGGTCCAAGGAGCATTCTCCTTCATCCAACCCTCTGCCGCCGTACCGGCACGATCGAAGATGGCAGTGAGGTACATTTCGATCTTCGGATTGAGATCCTCAATCCCTCGCTCTAGCGGTCTGAAGTTCCACTCGTACATCACACCTCCCCGAATCTAGATACCAGAGCCTTGCGCTCGTAACCGTTGTCCGGAAGCAATTCTATGACCTCCCAGCGGATCCCCGATGGGTCCAACCAGTAGTCGTAAAGCCCAATGTCCGAATCGTGCTCTCCTAGCAACACGAACTGGACCGTACGCTGGATACCATCCGAGGTAGAGGACCGGATCGTACCCGGCACCGGTTGGGAATTGGAGCTCTGATCTATCAATCGAAAGGTCTGTACAGAACGAATACCACTGTCAACCCACAATGGGCCGTTAGCATCCCTCTGGCGATCTCTCATTCGAAGATCTATCAAGATCGGATTTGCATCTATGAATATCTTCGTATTCTTGCGATTGATAGCAAGCTCGGAAGGAGACACTATCTCCTCCTGATTTTCGAAACTCTGGTCCCTACCCGCCCAGAGCCGGCCGTTTCTGAACTGGACCTAGCCTCGAATAGCCCGGCCATCCTCAGGGCGTTCGTGTGTAGCTCGGAGTTCTTCCGCGATGATCCAGCCTCAGTGATGTCGACAGCTGTGGAGTAAGAAGCTGCCTTCCTGGTCCAGATCTCGTATGCAGCTGCATCAGTCCCGCCGAGACTATCGATCAGGTCTCCGAGTTGGACGTCGGTCCAGCTCTCCTCTGTCGGCTCGTCGACGAATCCCCGCAACCGGGCGATATCGGAAGCAGTAGCCATCTTTCCCCCTTACAGGGCACCCGGGGAGGATCTTCCTTCCTCCCCGGGCAGCCCCTCGAGATCCCGACCGGGAATTGTCCTTAATCTTCCTGGTCGTCCGTCTCCAGATCGTCTTCCCGAAGCCGGATCACGAGATCAGCCTTCTTGCCGTCCTGCACGAGATGCCTTGCGCTGCACTCTCGCTTGAGATCAGCCACTGACCACGAGTCGTAGTTGTCTTCCAGCGGTTGATCGACAGGCTGGGCGAAGATCTTAGCCGGGACCTCCGACTCCGACTCTGCATCCTCAACATTTACTGCGTCCGCAGATTCGCCACTCCCCGAGGGCGGGAACTGCGAGTCGATCTGCTCGATCTTCGACTGCCGGCACCGAGCCACCAGGTACTCCCGGTCCTCCGGGGATAGCGGCTGGTTGGTAGGAATCTCCCGTGCCACGTCGTCTCCTTACCAGGCCATCGTGGTCGGAACCGTATACGCTGCAGCGGTCACCTTCATGATCGCTGCGGCTCCACGCTGCCGAACACCAGTACCGACGCCCCGAACGAAGAAGGAGTCGATGAGCGGGTAAGAGTTGTTGTTGCCCGGCCGTAGGACCAGGCCTCGAAGTGCCGCGTTGGAGTGCTCCCGAACACCGATGATGTTCATAGAGGTATTCATTCCGGCGGTGGCCGCAGCGACCACCCAGCCCGCCGGGATCTGGTAGTCCTTGACCACGAGGTAAGGACCCCAAGAACCAGCGACCTCCAGGCCGGCAAACGAAGTCGGCGCCAGACCACCAACCAGGGTATACCCCGGGGGCAGCATGAGGCTGAAGTTGTTACCGCTGGTCGGAATGAAGTCGTAGAGCGACGTCTGGCCGTTGTTGTTGACTACACCGCGACGGAAGTTAGCGATGACGTCCGCCTCCGCCGGGTTCACCAGCAGTACGACGTTGTAGCCCTCAGCCCTCGTGTGGCCGTGGTGCTCGACATGCGCAGCAACGTCCATCAGGTCGGTACTGTCGAGCGAAGCTGCACCCGACGCCAGGTAATGCGTGTGCGTCGAACCGTCGTAGTTATTCCCCTTGTAGCTGGGAATATACGATCCGTCCGCATTGTAGAGCGCCGTCACCGTGTAGGCACTACCATTGATGGCTGCCGTACGGTTAGCACTGTTGAACAGTGCCTTCATGACCTGCTCGAAGAGCAAGGCGTTGTCAGCCTCCATCGCAGACTGCATGATGGCGTCCAGCTGGCCAGAGCTCGCAGAGACTCCCGATGCCCCGCCCGAAAGGAACTGGAACGTGTAGGCCGCACGCAGGTCGTACCACTTGAAGGGGTACGCACGCTGAGTGACGGTCGGCTGGGTACGAATGCTGGTCGGGATGCCGAACTCGCTGGCCTCCTCGAACCGGTTCGTGCCGGCCTGAACGAGATCCTCGATGATGGTGTCCACACCACCAGAGAGGAGATCGACCAGAGGCTGCCTGGCAGCATTGAATTCCCGTAGCGCTTCGGCGTAGGTAGCCCATAGCGCATTGAGATCCTGCCCGTCACGTGTCTTGGTGAGGATGTCAGCTGAGGTGTTGTATCCCTTGGGCATCTGTCATCTCTCCCTTACACGCCACTCGCGCCGGGCTGCCACTTGTCGCCCGCAGCGGCAGCAGCAACGTAGGTCAGCTGCTGGCCATCGGCAACACCAGCAGTATTGACGTCGGCGAGATCGTTGAGCGCCAGCGTCGGGGCGGTATTCGCTACCGCAGCCGACATGGCCCCCAGCCCGATGCGGACGACCATCCTAGTCGCCTCGATCATCTGTCCCACGGCCAGGCCTGCAGTGGCCACCCCATCAAGCGTGCCAGCGGTGTGGGCGTAGACCACAGCCCCAGCCGAGAACGCCGGTCCGGCAGTAGTGAGGCAATCCACGATCTCCCCGCCAGTCATCACGTCGATGACATCGCCGGCAGCCATCGTCTGAACCGGGCAGATAATACCACGGATCAGGTTGAGCGTTGCCCCGCCGACGACCACCTTGCCGCTGGCATTGATCGAGATTGCCTGAACTACACCGACCTCAGGCGCAGTGATTGCGGCTTCCAGCTTCGCGCGGAAACCGCCACTGTACGGATCGTACTTGTCAAAACGTGACACCAAACCTCCTTCATAGGTGAGTCGTCGGAATCTGTCCCGCTATGAATTGCTGACTAACGAGGACGAACTGGCCTGGTACCTAGCATCGGGAACCGACGCTGAAGCCCAGCCGTAGGGGGCTTCCCAGTACCGGTACCACTGTTCATCGGTGGTGCTGTAGCTCCTGCACTTCCATTCCCCTGCTGGCCATCAGCCCCCTTGCCGTCGCCTTCCGAGGGGCTCTTCGGACGTACCATCCAGGGGTTGTCCTTGGCCAGTCGATTCAGCACCTCCTTCAGGCCGGTGACCTTTCCGTCCTCGTCGATGACGATGGTCGAAAGATCAGCCATCCGGAGCGCAGAGCTTGGGTCGTGCCATTCGTGGGTGTTGTCCTTGAGGAAGGCGTTGTCGATCCGTGCCTTACGGAGGTCTTCGACCAGCTGCTTATTCTGCTGGGTGAGGTCCTCCACGTCGCGCTTGATCTTATCTGCTTCCGGGAGATCCTTGTCCTTCAGCTGGCGGAGTTCTGCTTCCAGCTTGCTGGCTCGCTGGTCTGCAGCTCGCATTCGGTTCCGAACTGTCTCCAGTTCCTGGTCACGCTCTGGTGACCGTTCCTGCCCCTGCCGGGCAGACTGGTCTTGCCCCGTTCCGGAATTCGAATCAGTGCCGCTCTGGACACCATCGCCCTCACCTGTCTCGCCGGCACCCTGGCCAGCTTCGGAACCACTCTGGACTCCGGAACTCAGGTCTTCAGGCATTGCCTCACTCCCATCAGTATAGCTGCTCTCTACCGAGAAGGGTAACCGGGTTGATTGCTACTACGCTGCTCCATCATGAGCATTCCCACCACTACGAGATGTACCCTCAGCAGTTGCAACTATTGCCCTAGCGGATACTTCTCCTAGCAATCGCAATCCATCGGAATTCCCAACCATTCTTTCCTTCAGGTACTTGTCGTACTGCCCGCCCCCGAGGCGGTCTAGGAACAGTTCGTCATCTTCCAGAACACCCGTTATATAGCACAAACAGTGCGGATGCGGCTTCCTCGGAACATCCTCTTTCTTGAAAACCCCAGGCCCCAACCCGGCATGGTTATCCTTGGCGTACTTATCGCAATCATCAGCCTTTGGATGAGAGCTGGATAGGTTCCATCTCGCTCCGACCACCCAAGGCTTCTCGGCCATCGACATAGCAGCCATTGCATGGTAGGCATTGTTGATCTCTGTACGGGCCAACCTCATGGCCGCGTACCGAGCCCCTCCAGGGGTATTCGGAGAGGCCCAATCAACGACCTCGGACGCGAACTCCCTAGCAGACAGCCCCCGGGCCAGGGCAGAGTTGATCCGACGCTGCAGTACAGATCCGGTCGCTACCGAGGTTCTGTATACCTGCTGGCTGAGCGGGATCGAGGAGGAACCCATCCGGGCTAGAGCAGCGTCTAATGTACGCTGGCTAGCAACCTGCATCGACCTGGCTAGTTCTGTCCCCAACTGGCCATGCCCAACTGAGGCGAACACCACCTGGTCCATCATGCCGGAAAGCTGCACCGCCCGGGAAGCGGCCTCCAGCCTACGCTGCCGAATAACATCTCCGGCCTTCTTGAATAGAGAAGCTTGGTTGAGCAGCATCTCCTTCTTGAGGATCTTCAACTGCCCCAACCGAACAGCGTCCCCAACGCCTCTTCTGAGATGCAACCTGTTGATGGTCTCATTGACCTGTCGCAAGGAGTCCTTCAGCAGCCCTATGATCTGACGATCAGACAACCTCTGGATCTTGGCGTACCCTCCAAGCCAGTCTACTGCCTCTGCGGCGGCAGCCGCATTCGTTGGCATACCGCCACCTCTCGTCAGGCCGGCTCGCCGTCACCGGGCATCGCCTCATCGAGCCTTGTCCCTGTCATGTCGAGAACGGCTGCCTGCTCGTCCAGGAGCTCCGTTCCGACCTCTTCGGGGATTTGGTACCCCAGACGTTCGTTCAACAGCCTACGGGCATATGAAGCCGACAGGATCTTGTTCTTCACCATCTCCATGATCTCGGAGAATACCGCTGCCCGGTCAATCGGCAGGGCGTCGTCGAAGTCCACATGAACCAGAACACCCGAGAAGTCTAGCTGCTCGAACTCTGGGAACCAACCATTAAGCAGGTCATAGACGAGATGATTCAGCCGAGAGCTGAGCTCGAGCTCCTTCTCCCGGTTCTTCGAGACTATCGGAGCGAACCTGATCTCTAGCGCTACACCACTTTCCGGTGCCTGGTCGACGCTACCGAACGCCACCGACGGGGTTCCGGTACCGTCCTGAACTCCGCCCTCCAGCATCGTCCTGTGCTGCAGCAGAGATGTGATGTCAGTGGCCCCCTGGAGCCTACCGATCTTCTTTCCGGCTTCCAACTCGAGAATTGTTGCCGGGCTGATCTCCCAGTCGACTTCCTGGCCAGATTCGTCGGTGGGCTTTCCAGAGTCTGTCCAGTATACACCGATACCCTGCAGCACTACCGAGATGTCCTCGTCGGTGGCCACTTGAGTGATTCCGGCCAGCAGGGTCTCCATCCCCTGCAACTCGCTCACTCCGAATGCTCCTGCACCCTCACGCTGATTGCGGAAGTGGTACACAGGAATCGAGGTTATGCGAGCCGGTAGCGTGGTACCCTGCAGGATTGCAGCCATAGAGGGGCTGCCCGCCCAGGAGGGGGCTGCTGCAGCAGGAGCCAGGTCCTCCTCGGAAAGGCCATGCTCAGCGCGGTCGTCCCAACCGTCAGGCTCCCAGAACGACAACCGCTGCCACACAGTACCGATCGGGCTGCTATAGTTCGCCGAGTCCTCTGGCGTCAGGATGCGTCGGTACTCCATCCGCATAGCTACCTGGGTCTGGTCGTCAACATCGACGATATTGACCAGGTAGCATCCGATCACTCGCTCGGAGTTGAGTGGGTCGTGGATGGGGAAGTACGCATCCGGGGTGAGTTCCGATATGCTCAGCCTGGAGCCTGGCGGCTTGGACATGTCTGCAGTCAAGTGCCAGATACCATCACCACGGGTGAGTGTCCAACGCTTCAACGATAGAAGCTTGGCCAGGACCTCCTCACGCTCCCATAACGAGTTCAGAGCTGCAACCGCAGCAGCCGCCTGCTCCTCGGTCGGATTGGTCCCTCCGGCCGGCTGGGCGGGAAGTGAAAAATGCGGATTCGCAGCGAGGTATCGGTTAGTAGCCTCAATAACCTTCCGGGCCACCGGCACTAGCCTGCGGGACAGTTCCTCTCCGGCAGTGTCCCGCAGGCTCCCCGCAAACGCCTCGAAGCTGTTGCGGTATAGGTTCTCGTACAGGTAGTAGGCCAGACACCTACGTCTGTCCAATTCGGTGACCGCATGGGATGGCGCAGAGGAACCCTTCATCTGTACGGCTGTCGAATAGACATCAACGGCAGGCATCTGATTCTCCCCGTTCAGTCTTCCGGAACCCCGACAGGCTCCTGGTTGTATCCGACGTAGTTACCTTCGTCATCATAGATGTCGTAATGATTGTACGACTTCGTCGAAAGTTCCTCGTTGAGAACCTTGGTCACGGAAGAATCCTCCCCCAGGAAGTTAATGTGGATTGGGTGACCTGTAGGTCAGCCTCGTTGAATGACCCCGGGATGTCCGCCTGAGCGCTTAGATATCCAGACAACCGGGGCTCCTGCGCTCCAAGCTGCCCGAAAGAACTCCCCAGAACTGTGGGAGCGGCTGCTGTGGTGTACAGCATAATGCAGAATGCGTACCGCTGGCCTGCCACGATCTGGGCAGGTGCCAGGAGGTTCCTATTGAACACAGTAGAAGCCACAGAGAATAGTGTTACATCATTCCCTGTAACACCGATCCTGGTACCGTTACCGTTGGCTGCCACAGAGAAAATGCCCATTTTTGCCAGTGTCGGGGTGGCCCCAGCAGCGGTGGTAGAGGTGCAGGCCGATAGGCTCCTCGCCAGGAAAGTACGCCGAGCCGTGAAGAATGAGAACCTGGCCACAGCAGTGGTCTGGGTGCCACCAACGGTTGCGCTGGTCCTTGGGATGACTTCGTCCCCGACAGACGGGAAGTTCAGCATCTCAAATGGATTGACATCCATCGTGTTGTAACTATTGCCCATGCCAACCCCTTACGGATAGACCTTGACACCGACAGAATAGGTGATCGACTTGGCATCTGCCGGAGTCATCGTCACCCGGAACGACGACGGTAGCACATCCGAAGCTACCGCTCCAGCGATCGGCACGAATCCAACGCCGACCTTCAGAACATTCATCCCTGTCGTAGTGATGGCGTTCCCCGGCAGCACCGGATACCATGCAGCAGTACCATCATCGTACGCCTCTACAGATGGGACTACCGAGAATCCAGCATCGCCAGCGGTAACATTGACTAGGAAGTGGGCTCTCGAGTTCCCGCCCGAGCCGCGTGCAGAGCTCGAAGTTGTCGTGGTCCTGGCCGCTGATGGAAGCAATGGATAACTTTGGGACATCGCCCCTGCCCTTCGCTTGGTTCCGGAATTATACCCGGGTACTGCAGCGTTCCGTTCGTACCATCTGACAGGGGATCAATCTAGATCCTTTCAGTCATGATCTGTACAGCTTGTCTTCAGGCTAGCGAGTGCCCAAGTCAGCAATCCCATGGAACGATAATGCGGCACCGAACCATTTCGATATAGGATATCGTACGCCGTTATCTGATCACCGTCAGAGTCGAAATGGACCCCGGCGCAGACCACCACAAAGTCTGTGGTGAGGAAGGTTCTATCCTCACCTTCAGGGGAATAGGCTCTCAGTGAGGCATCAATTGCTTCCTCTAAAAGCCCGTCCGCCTTCTTCTGCTCTTCTGTCTTCAACCGGACCTCCCGCGCGCTGGTGCTTTGCCCCTGCCCACTACCACTGGTCGCTGCTTCCGGCCCTGCTTCCACGGAGAGCCGAACCTGCCG